CCGCTCGCCTCTCTCGTCACAGTAGAGAAAATATGATGGATAATATTGAAATCAGATTGAAGAATGCAAAGGGAAAAGAAGCAATAAAGCTTAAACGTCAATTAAAAGAGTTGGAGGCCATAGAGGAACAGGAAATGAATAACGAAGCAGAAAGAACAATCCCAGATTATGATTGATTTGAACTTAAAGACGTGCATTAAAACAAGAAAAATGGATCGTGATCTAGAAGATAAAATCGACACTCTCGTTCAGAAAGCTATCAAGGATCTAAAAACCCGTATTGTTCGCGAGGTTACTCGCAGTATGAACAGAGCTCTCAAGGAGCAAGCCCGTGAACTAAAATCTAGTGGTACTAATAGTAAGAGAGGTAGAAAAACGACCGCTTCGTCGTCTGGAAAATCTACAAAGAATAGTAGGTCGAATGATAAGTATGAAAGCGATTCTGACGACTATTATTCTGATTAGGCAAATTTTAAATATTTTTATATTTAAAATCCTTATTATACCTACAACCCACCTAGCAATTTCTTAATGTTTGCAAGCTTTTCTAGAGTTTCTTCTAATTCTTTTTCAGTATTTGATAGAATTTCTTTGGTATTTTCCAAAGATTTGCTCACCCTTTTATTCTCTTCGAGAGCGGAGCTTAGTTTAGACTCAGAGACATTGAATAATTCTTGTACTTTATCACAAAAATTCTTTGTGCTAGCATTAAATACTTCGAATTCTTTATCTAAATCCTCAGAAGATGTTTCAACCGCTTTTGTAGGTTTTTCCTCAAACTCATGACTCACAACTTCCTTATTTTCCACTTCTTCCTCCTCACTCTCTGCCTTCTTTTTTGGCAGAGAAACTTTTTCTTCCTCCTCTTCGCCTTCTTCGCCTTCTTCCTCTTCTTCGCCTTCTTCCTCTTCCTCTTCCTCTTCCTCTTCCTCTTCCTCTTCTTCGACAAGAGAAGAGTCATATTTAAATTTCCATGTGGTGCAAAGATCGAGAGCTTCGTCGTCAAGAGGAACCATTTCTTCTCCGTCATATCTTCCAATAACCAATTTCTCTTTTGATGATTTAAATACAAGGGTTGACTCTGGATGCCAGATACGGCCAATACTTTTGTTCTTTTTGAGTATAATTTTACCTCTAGGTTTGGTTGCTTTGCTCATTTTTTATATCTAATTCCGATGTCTTTAAAATATCATTACCAAATAAAAATTGGAATTAAATTAGATATAAAATCTTAAACTCTGAGAAAAGAGTATGTAATATACTTACAGGGGGAAAATCAACAGTTCTCATAACGCGGATCTAGTTACCGAAAAAGATGTGTATTTTATTCGCGATATGATGCTAAGAAAACAGATTTAATCAGAGAATAGTTGCTTCCCATGTCCCATCATTATTCTGAGACGTAAACAAATAATATGTTACTTTCCTCGAATAACTGTAGATGCATTTAAATCTATACGGATATTTTTAACTTTGTTACAGCTGCTTCTACTTTTGTGTTTACTTTTCCGTAAGAATTTATCGGAACTTTATTTCTCATATTTTATTAATTGAATTTAAATTAATAAACTTTAAAAATGAGCAAGATGTCTCTTCCAACTGAAATCGAAATGATTATTATCTCGTTCACCCCAGAATTTCATTTGGGACTTGTGTGCAAAACCTGGAGAAAAAAAATTAGAACTATCAGGAAGAATGCATCAGATGCTATCGGAAAATGGTACCATCATCGAAAAGTACCAGAGAATATTGGCACTGTTCAGGAACTTGTTCGATACATGGTTGTTCATTACCCAACAGAATATTTTCTTTCCTATCCAGAATTTGCAGTCAAAAAATTGGGGTTGAATGAGGATATACTAACAACCATTCCACTGGTAGAATATAGAAAGAAATCAGATGTTAAGAGCTGGATACTCGGTATGCCAATTAGTTTAAACGAATGGTTATTCGTTGGAATATAATGATAAAGTATAAAGTATGTTTGTGTTATTTTATCACTTCTTAGGTGATAAAATCATCTTGGAATATACCTATGCATTTCAAACCATTCTTCAGTAGATAATTTTTTACCATGTTTAGCGATATACATTTGTCTTTCCGTTATTCTTTTTCTTCTCTGTTCTTGTGAGTATTCTTCTTGTTTTTTATTAATCCAATATAACATAATGCATATAGAATCAGCAATATCGTGAGTCCTATGATAAAACCCCAACTGTTCTAATAAATGCACATCAGTTATTTTCATCCGGGCTATTTTATCGGTATATTCCTTTCTCTTTTCATAATCATATTTACCAATTCCAAAATACTTGTGCATCGAATTAGGACTAATCAATATGCTTTTTTCTCTCCACTTTGAAAAGATCAGTTGTTCAATAACAACAAAACCCATTGGAGGCTGTCTTTCGACAAGTATAAAATCAGCCATATCGTAAAATCCTATATTCTCTTGAAAAGTATGGTTTAACCAATCGCAAAATGTTTTAGTGTGGTGCAGACGGCAATCTTTTTGATTAGGGCAACGGTCATATTCAGTGATATTGATTAAATCTATCCAAATAATTTCTATCAACTTGTATTCTTCATCTAACAAAGACACGGAGACACCCAAATGATGAACTCCAATATCTATGGACATAACACACCAAGCATATCCCTCTTCTTCATTATTTTCTTCCTCAGTTTCAGACTCTATATGGAACTCATGTATATCTTGTGTTATTTGATGGATATATACTGGATAATCAATAAATTTAAGATTGGGTTGCATTTCCACATCCATTTTATATCTAGTTGCAATCTTATAAATACTTATATAAAAAGATCTTGCAGAGGGTGGAGAAGTTCAATTATTTAACAGCTGTAGCATTACTTTTTTTATCAATCAAAAGACGCTCTAAAATATCTTCCACAGGATCAATATCTATAGATTTAAACATATCCGCGACGTTTGAAATATCTTTCTTTAGTTTTTTCCGAATTGCTCGGCGTTTTCTTGCCCTCTTTCTACTTTTTAACCTTTTACTCAACGTACATCGCTTATGTATCTTCTTTTTATTAGCCATTTATAAACTGTTTTTACTCTTTTAAATACAGAGAAGAAATATGTTTTGGTCGAAATGAAATCAGAAATTCACATATCATATGTGAATTTCTCCTTCCCAATTTACATATTTTTCGTTAACTCATTTTCATTTGCCATTTTTCTTCTAATCATCCTATCGAAAACTTTTTGACTTTATTCCTGTATTTGGACTGAAAGATAATTGGCAATATCCATCCTGCTGTTTTCTCCGCGCCAATTCATTTTGTACCCAAACTCTTTTACTTTCAATTTTATGTATAAATACATAAAATGTTGTATAAAATATGTTTGTAATAAAAGAAGGAGCATATAAAAATACCCTCTTCACAAGACAGGAAAGCCGAGGGCACCACCGGAGATACGGATGATGTTGTTGTTCACAGCACTAGTCACGAAGTCCCAGCTCTGAGGGAAGTCACCACCGGTGGGAGTTCCCGCAGCGGGGATGATGCTGGCGAATCCACCGGTAGAAGAGGTGATAGCATCAGCAGAAGCTTCAGGAGCAATACTGACATTGGTAAGCTTACCGTAGTTAGTAGAACCTTCAGGATCGAGGCAGATGAAATCAAGAGAGTAAGAGTACATGTGGTAACCAGTTTCGAGAGGGATGACTGGAGCGTGGTACCAGGGGTTGACAAGAGAGTAGTAGTCAGATCCCAGTTGTGACAGACGGTTGGTATTCTCGTAGATAACGGAAGTCTGAAGGATGGGGTCAACCATAGCCGGAGCTGCATAGTCAACAGAAGCTGCAGAAGGAACAGGAGTACCGGCAGTGTAGTTAGACCATTGGGAACGAACAGTGGTATTACGAGAACCGAAGAAGAATACCTTGATAGCATGCGAGAATCGGATATCGTAGCGAGGAGTGGGGTTGGTGTCAGGGGAGTAATTCTGTCTCGGAGCGGTTTGCACTTGCTCGATGAGCATATCACGAGGGGCACAGGCCATACGCTTACGTTCGTCGTTGGAAACGATAGCGTAGTTGGCCCAGACTTGGACATTGGTAACCTGAGGATTAGTTTCGGAGATATCCAAATTAGTGGCGACACGTGAGGGACTAGTTCCAGAACCATCACCAACAACAGAGATATCATCAACAATCAACAGATCAGTCCAGTTACGGAAAGAGAAGTTGATTCTCATGTCGTTATACGGAAGCGCAGCAGTGGGAAGAGCAACACCACTATCCCTAGTGTAGAAGAAGGGAAGAGGCAAGTTGAGGGTGAATGGTCTGAGACGACCATCAGCATCAGTTGCAGCAGAAACACCACTGGAGGCGGGTGCATGAGGATCAGTGAGTTCGGAGAAGTTGCCGATCATGTTGTTGTAACCAGTGCGCTTACCGGCGGGGACTGTGAATGCAGTCCAGAAATCGAGGTGGAAGTTGTCGAATCGAGCAGCAACCAGATCGTTAAAAGTAATACAAGCCTCCTTGATAATGTTGTGCATAAAGTTACGAGTCCAGCGAATGCGAAGATTGGGATCAGCATTGGGGTAAGCAACGGTGGGAGCACCGAAAACAGCAGGGCTGGGAGTAATCTGAGGAGTAGTGAGACGAAGCCACGTGGCCAATAGATAATCACCAGCACGGGAAATGCTAACAGACCATTCGGTTTCAAAAGCTGGGTTTCCACTGGCACGGGAAAGGACCACTGGTACCTGAGTGAACCATGTGGACTTGCGTGTTTCGCGGACGAAGTAAGCGGTAGCATCGGGACCACCATACATATATTTTTCAAGTTCATCGAAAGTCGCAAGATCGATAAATCCTGACGTTACGTTTGATGTACAAAGAGAAGCCATAGTTTTTTATATAAGGCAAGATTAAAATTACAAAAAAAAATTTTATTGCTATGGTACATAAAATCGATCATACAATATTTCTAAACATAATGTACACCTTATAAAACATTCTTTTAATGTTTTATAAGTAATCATTCTGATCTACAATTCTCTAAATACTATCTACACACAAACAAAAACATCAACATCTCAAATCTTATTTTACCAACTCCTTAAATTGTTCAAACGATATCTCCTTATTTTTTAGCATATCTCTGAACATCCTACTGTTTTCTAGATCTTTTTCTTTATTCTTTTCTATCCTATACTTTTCCAATTCCAAATCCG